AGTCGGGTACGGCGCGTTCGGTTACGGTGTATTTCCCGACTGGCTGGTACAAGACCAACAAAACACTAATTGCCCCACCACGGGTGACCATCAAAGGTGATGGCGGCAAGCACACGACGATCCGTTACACGGGTGATCGGTACGATAACGCTGGCATCCGTAAAACGTCTGGGTACACCGACTCAATCACTATTGGCGGCACGGCGTACACATTGGCGCGGGTGCTGGACGACAAGAAGTGGAAATACTACAACGACCACGTTGACTACAAGTTGCCAAAGCGCCGTTACGGGATGCACGCGATCATGCTGGTTCGTGACAATTTACCGTACACGCACGCCACGCTGACGCTTGGCTTGTATAACGGGGTGGCTACGGTCACATCCACTCAATCAACCGGCCCGACATCCGCATCATTTGCAGTGAACAACGGTGCTGGCTACGCTGATGGCGCGACATCGATTGTTTATGACGGGGGCAGTTCAATTTCAGCGAGCATACTGCACTTTGAAGGCGGCAGCAGCTACACGTCAACAAACAGTTTGGGTGCTAGTGGGACAGCTACCGGCGGCGCGTTGGATGTTTTGGAGTCTGGCTATTTCCAGACCGGCGTGGTGGACAACGAGAAGTTCTATCAGCAAGCCACGCTGACGGTTGCCACCAGTCACCCGCGCATTTACCCGTACACGCGGATCAATTTCGCTAGTGGTGTGTTTGTGGTCACGGCAGATGCAGCCATTAATGCCGGGACGCTTACCGGCTACGTGGAGTCTGGAACCATATCGAACACGCATGTTGGGACAATTGACATCTACTCGCAGGGGTACAATCCGGTCGGAGCGGAGCAAGACGGTGATGAGAGTTTAAGCGCTGGCAAGGATCGGGTGCATGACTACGATGGGGAGATTAGCGGCATTCAGTTCAGCAGTTTGGCGTGGGATAACGGCATCGGGTTATGGCTTCCTGGTTTCCAGCACGACAACATCCGTTACAACGACTTGATTTTCAAGGGCTACGGATCGTTTGATAAAGACACGCACATAACCGAGACAACGCCGCGCATGTCCACGAAGGGGATGATCGGCTGCATGCTAAACAATGGGAGTAGCGGGCTGGCGCGGTGCTATGGAAAAAACTTGCATTGGAGTAACTGCACGTTTGAAGCGTGTTACGTTGGGTTGATGTTTGCGTCTGGGAAGGGGTGTCGAGTTGACGGCAACCAGATGTGGGACAATCGGTTTTGCGTCCGCATGGGTGGCTTGTTTCACACAATCTGCGACAACCGCATTGACAACTACAGCGGCGAAGACATGGACGGGTCTTTTGATTACATTCCATTTGCTGTTGGAGAGTGCGCGATTTATTTGCGAAAGCCGGTATGCTGCGTGATCAGCGCGAACACCATCCACCAAACCCAGCGTGCTATTGAGCTTTACGGCTGCACGGGTGTGAGCATCTCTGGCAACTCGATAGCCGTACCCGATCCGACTGGGAGAAACGCTGACCACGACTACACGGCGATTGACGGTTTAATACTGAAAGCGACTGCCATGCCGTTTTCCGGCACGACTTCTGCGGTGGACAAATATGGCTATAGCGGCGAGGGGCAGACTAAAACTCATAATTCCGGACTGATTTTCACCGGCAATTCATGGGTGTACACTAACTACGCAAACACAGCCAAAGCTCCGATCTGGCTGGATCACACGCAAGACTATAGCGATTCTGGCAACCCCACGGTTTTGGCGTACGGTGTTGCGGTGGGCAACGGCTTCCAGCCATCATCGCCGCCAGCAACACAGTTGAAAGTTTCTGTCACCCGCAACGACACCGGCGCAGAAGTGTCCACGGCGTCATCGTCTGCAACATTCTCACTAACGTGACCAAATCGAACATAGCGAACTACGTCGGCGAAAAAGTCCACAGCACGGACGACGACAGCCAAGCTGTTTTTAAGACGTTTGTGGATCGTCGTTACGAGATGATCTGGAACGCCGAGTTGTGGCGGGAGTCGCTTGGCACTTACTCAACGACTGTCAGTTCCGGATCAGACGTTATTGAGCTAACTCTCGACATGGATTTTCCAGTGTCGGCGTACTGGGACGAGCGCGAGATCACTCCGGTGGATTACCAGCGCGTGTTCCAGATCAATCCGGCGTTGCTGGCTGAAAGCGGGACACCCACGGATTTCATTGTGCTGTCAAAAAGTGTCAGCGCCAGCGGGACGCGTCCGCGCATACAGCTAATACGTGTGCCAAACGAGACAAAGACGCTGTTGGTGCTGGGCAAGCTGAACGTGACGCCGCTTGGCGACAATGACAGCCCAACATTAAGCGGGATCGACAATACGCTTGTGGCGTTTGTGGAAGCGGACGCGCTTGAGTATTTACAGCAGTACGCCAAGGCACAAGCCAAGCTGCAAGAAGCGGCTGCTCATTTGCAACTGATGCGTGACATGGAGAAACACCAGAGCGCGAGAGTGCAGCAGTTGGTTCCGGATGTGGAATCGGCTTGGGGATACAATGATTTCAACTGACAATGCCCCGATACGCGTCCAACTTGCTTGATGAGCCGCTGATATTCGACAACTCGATTTCGTTTATTGGCGGTCAAGTGAGTGGTGTCCGTCCGAATCTTCTCAACTCCAACCAGTTCTCTGACGGCAAAAACGTGGATGTGGACACGTTCGGGACGGTTGCCACGCGTAAAGGCACGGTCAAGTTCCCGTCCACGGCGCATTCAACAAACATACAGGGTCTGGCGTATTTCGATAACCCAACGCAGACGGTGGAGCGTCTGGTCAGCGCGACTGGTGGCAACTTGTACCGCTGCGACGTGGCTGGCACTAGCTGGACGCAGTTGACTGGGGCGGTAAACACGGTTCACGCCACCAACCAAGTGGATTTCGTTCAGTTAGTGGACAAGATGTTTGTGTGTGACGGGGCCAACACGATGCGGATGATCACGAACGACGCCAACAGCACGGTTCCGACCGCGCACGGTCTGGCGTTCACAAGCGCGACATCACACACGAACCGTTTGTTTGGCTTTGGGGTTCCCAACCAACCCAATGACGGGTTGTGGGCGTCTGATATTCTGGATGGCACGACGTGGAACACCAGCACAAACCAGATACGGATTGGTGGACATAGTGGCGACCCGATTCGCGCACTCCATTCGTGGCACAATTTCCATCTCCTGGTTTTCAAGGAGCGTAGTCTTTACATTGTCAATACAGACCCGTCGCTGTTGATAGCGGCCAACTGGGAGATCAAGAAGATCAGCGACCGATTTGGCTGCGTCTCACGCCGCACGGTGGCTGAAGTTGGTGGTGATTGCTTCTTCTTGTCGCGTTTTGGCGTGATGAGCATCGGTCAGATAATGAACGGGGCGCAGACGATTGTTGAGCCGGAGCCGATCAGCACGCCGATACGGGACTGGATCGAGAAGATCAATTGGTCGAAAGCCCACACGGCATGCGGCACGTTCTGGGGTAACCGTTATCTGTTATCCGTTCCGATTGGTTCGGACACACCCAATTACACTTTCGTTTACAACACCGTGACCCGTTCGTGGACTGGCTACTGGACGAACTGGACGCCCACGGTGTTTGCCGAGTCCGCGTTTGCGGGTGATCTGCGGATGCACTTTGGGCAGACGGACGGCAAGGTGCTGAAGTGGCTGGAGTATGTTTCGCAAGATGACGAGACGGACAGCACCTATAAAGATGACGGCAGTTTCTATCCGTCCCACATCACGACGCGTGCATTTGTGTTTCGCGAGCAGATGAACGACAAGATTGGCCGGAACGCAGAATTTGAGTTTCACAACAGCCGCGCCAGCGTGGACGTATTCCAGACGCGTGACGACACCAGCAGCGAGCAGCGGCTGAACTCATCCGGCATTGACACGTCGGAAGGCACGGGTATCACGCTGCCAGTCCCGTTGCCGTGGGTCTTTGGTGATGACGCGGTGATTCGCCGCGCATTTAGCACGGTGTCGAAAGGGACGTTCAACGAGGTTCAGTACCGCGTGTACGCAGCGGAGAACAAGCTGCAACTGCGGGGGGTTAAAGCCAGCGCCATCGTCATGGGACTGGACGCCGAGAAGCGGTAGTTTGCGGGATGTAAGAATATGGGTAAGACTTTCAAATATGAATCTGCTAGACCAACTGGTGGTCGTAAGACCGCTGCGAGACAGAGACGAACTGGTTCGACTAAACGTGGAAGCAAATCGGGACGATCACGTTCCAATTT